GGTAATCAAGGGACTGCGCCAGCTCACGCTGGCGTTTTCAAAGGTGGAGATCATGGCAACTGACGAGCGCATTCAGGAATGCATAGATGCATTCTGCTCTCGTCAGCATCCAGTCCGCACTCTAGCATCCTGCATATCCGCGTTCGGTGAGGAGGGAGAATCTCTCCTTTCCGCCGTCCGCGAAGTAGCAGGATATGTACTAGAAGGCTGGAATGGCCTTGGTCCTGATATGCCCACCGACCCGCGTTCCCAGATCCTCGGAAGAGGTGATTGGGGTAGACACGGACCCGGTGCCGTATCAGAACGTGTTCGTAGCCCTGGAGAGAAGTGGGATTATCTATCTCACTCTTCGGTGCCGACATCGATCCTGAAGTTCGGTACGATGACTGTCCCTTGCGGGAAGGTCGGATGTACAGAATCAAGATTGATTGCGGTCCCGAAGGACGAAAGGGGCCCGCGGCTTATTGCCGCGGAACCCGCCTCCTCAATGTTCCAGCAGCAAGGTCTTGGAAGAGCCTTAATGCAATACATAGAGGAGCGATCACCGCTTGCGGGGATCGTTCGTTTCACTGACCAATCGGTCAACGCCCGCCTCTCAGCCAACTGTGATAATATCACAATTGACCTAAAGGATGCCTCGGATTGGGTGCAAATGAGCCATCTAGATTATATCTTAGATGATACTCATATGCCTCACTCCTTGGTCGAGCGTCTCAGGGCACTGCGCACGCCCTCGGTACTCCTACCGAACGGCGCATCGATAGAGCTCACGACAGCATTTACAATGGGGAATGCACTCTGCTTCCCTGTCGAATCGCTCCTCTTCGCGTTGATAGCATTAGCAGGTATGCTAGTGCTCCAGCGTCGAGTACGGCGTCAGACAACTGTCGCGCACCTCCTGCAGTGGGTGCGGCGTGATTCGGCTCTAGCGGTATACGGCGATGATATCGTCGTAGACCGCGGGTTTGGTCACGCAGTCCTATCGAGTCTCGAAGCGTTCGGGATGGTCGTTAATATGGGTAAAACCTGTATGAACGGCTACTTCCGAGAGAGTTGCGGCGCGGAGTGGTGGGCATCTAACGATGTCTCCACGGTGCGTCCAAAGACTCTACACTTCGACTCTATCTGTGATTTCTCCGCGCAACGGGAGTACTCCAATGCCTTTCTCGGGCGTGGTTGGACGAACGTTGCGCGTGGGATCTCCGAGCTGGCGAAACGTTCACGGTACGCGTCATCCGTAGTCAATACGGGTAATGCGCATTCGTGGGATGTAGTCGCCTTTTGCTTGAACGATTCAGAGACGTGCAAGCGAATTCGCCCGATGCCAACATCTACCGGGAAACCGGTAGGCGAAGGTGTCGTTGCGATCCGGGTGCAGGTGCCTCGT